CAACGCTACATCAAAGGCGGCTATGTCTACCTTGCCCAGGTCCCGCGCTGCCCGATCGGATACGTCAACTTGCTCACCGGCCAGGGTTACGGGTACATCTCCCTGGCCGGTGGCGTCCACCGCCAGGGCTACGCCTCCATCGTCAACCGTGAGGCTCCCGCCGTTATCGGTCACCGGCCAGGGGCCCGTCCCCGCGTCGGCCGTCACTGTACCGTCAACGGTCAAGGCGCCGCCGGCGTCGCTCACTGGTACCGGGTTCCCGTTGCCCACGTCTGCGTCTGCTACCTGCAGGTTAGCGTTACAGTTGAGATCGTCCGGCGTGTCCTGTACTGCCTCATGCTCCACGACATGGGGATCCACGTCGCTGCCGGCACCCGTCGCCTTTAAATACTTGGTACTGGCTGCCGCGTCCTTAACCTGTAGATTGGCCATTCTGCCCCCTCTCCCACGTCCACTTGAACGTATACGCCCCGATCTGGATCGCCAGTACCCGGCCGCGCGCGCTGGTCTGCTCTGGTTTCGCCAGCCAGTACCGCCGCGCCTTCCAGCTCCGCCGCAAAGCAGGGCGCCAGTGGGGATCGTGCCATAGTGCAAACGAGATCCTGAATACCATCACACCGCTCCCAGCCAGGCCGAATCATCGACCAGGTTAAAGCGCGCATGGCTCCCTACATAATTGGTCGCACTCGTGGCCCCTATGTCCGCCATAGGCGCGCCCTCGTCGTCCTCGTAGTCTCCCAGGTCGTCGTCATATTCCCAGGTTAGCGTGTCGTCCACGTCTGCCGCTGCCGCGATCACGTAGTAGACAAACGTGTGATCAGCCTGGCGTGTGGCCGTGTTGATCGTCTGTGAGATCGCGTTAACCCGGATCGTGACCCCCGCCTTGTAGTCTGTGGCGTTCACATTCCCACTGAAACGGGCCTCAATGGTGATCGTGTCTACGTCGCCCACCTCGGCGCCGCTCAGGCTCAGCTCTGCCGGTGGCGGCGCTTCGTATCGCGCCCCCAGCAACACCCGGATCCGCGGTTGTGGCATAGGACCCTAGTCCTGGAGGATCCCCAGGATCACCGTGAAAGTCTCGGCACTGACCGGGGTATAAGCGTTTCTCACCACGAGGGCCCCGTACAGATTGCGGTCATCCTCAGCACACCGAAACGGTATATTAACATTGGTCTCCTGGTATGCACAGTTCCCGCCGGCGCCAACCGTGGCCAGGCCTTCATCTGGTGTACTGCCCAGGTCCACGATCCCGACCCGATCGGTTAGCTCGGCGTCGGTCGGTGCGAACGCGGCATTGTCGTTGTGGGTGGCCAGGCCTGCCGTGAACAGCCACAGCTCTAAGTCCGCCTTGGTCGCCTGGTTTGCACTGTCAATCACCTGAACCGACGTTATCAGCCCTGAGCTGCCCCGCTTCCGGCCCGCCTGGATCTCGATGCAGACCCCCGCCGTGGTACTCCCGCTTACCGCATCGCCGGCCGTGTAAGCGTTCGTATCCGCCGGCCGGGTCACCGCCCCAGCCGCCAGGGTCGTTATTCCCACTACCCCTTGCGGCGTTTCCTCTGGTCTCAACATTCCCATGTTACCCCCCTATTTCCCGCAACCGCTGGCGGTATTGCTCCGCGAGCGCTGACTTGATCCGATCGGCCTCCGCCTGCGCTGCCGTGTTGGCCCAAAAGTGATAGACAAACACCTGGCGCACCTTCTCCGTTTGGCCTGCAACAAACTGATGACTGTACCCCTGTACAGTTACTTTCATGCTCGCCGGCGGCGTGAACTCCACGAGGGGGGAGGTCTCGATCAACTCTCGCGCTCTTTGCTCCGCCTCTTGAGCTGCCCGGTCTGCGTTCTCTAGCGCTTCCTCGCGCAACAGCTCAAGCTCTGCCCTTGTGAGTTCTATCGCCTCGGCCACTGCTTTACTGGCTGCCTCGTCCGCCGCCTCTTTGGCTGCCTCAGCTATAAGCGCTTTCAGTTCTGCCGTTGTGAGTGTTACTGTTCCGCTCTCGTCCTCCATGCTATCCGTCCTTTCACACTGGGGGCGGGGGCTGGGCCCCCGCCCCGTCCTTCTGCGGCACTTCGGCGCCGCTGCCGACTAGCTAGTACGGATACGTGCAAGCGTGCTCAATTCTAACCATCCAATCTTCGTTGAGTCGCTTGGCCGTAAAAGTTGACTTCCACCCCTTGATCCAGCTCTGACCCAAAGGGTCGTAGTGGTCCGGCTTTGCCGGTACCCAGGTCGTGGTGAGACTATGTGCCTCGAGTTCCACCACGCCATAAGCATTTGCCGCCACGACGATCGTAGCGTATACGTCCCCGCTGTCCTCTCCGGACCCTGAAAAGACCACACCGTTAGGCGTCTCGACCAAAACCGACCGACTGATCCGCCCGACCTCACCCCTGAAAATCGGGTTACTGTCGCCACGGGCGCCGGCGTTGGTCAAGATCGTGTTTACGGTACTGTCTTGGACAAAGTCCGTATAGGTGTCAGAATGGATAAACGCCATGAACTTGTTACCCTGGATGGGGCGGCCCTTGTTCCGGCTCAGTAGCCGCTCCGCTCGGCGGAGCTCGGTCAAGCTGAACCAGTCACCGCTCCCCACATCACCACGGCTACCCGCACCGTTGGCATATAGGACATTCGTACCGGCTGCAAGCTCCACTTTGGTGATCACGTCAAAGGTCTGCCCTGCCTGGTCCCCCTGCAGGTCGGTGACTTCATCCAGAACGGGATCGATCGCTTGGGTCTCGACAATGTCGCTACCTTTGATATAATCTCCGTACTGGCTCACCGTCGCATAGATCGCCGTGACGGCCAGGTCTGAACCACTGGGAGGCGTCCCCTCCGTGAGTGGCGTGGTTGCCGCCGCCAGTGCGGTAAAGCGGCGGAACTCGATATTGATCCCCCCTCGCTTGGGGATGGGGCGGCGCTGCGCCGCCTGCTGATACACGAACACCTCCATGGCCCGATCAAGTAGCTTCCGATCGTACCAGGTTTTCGCCTCGTTGGTCAAGTTCGTCATGGTTTGGGTTGCTGCCATCGTCAAAGCCTCCTATAGCTTTTGATTGGTTTTGTTACCGGCCGCGCTGGGCGTCGATCCGCTGCTGCATCGCTGCCACCTGTTCCGGCGTGGCGGTGGTCCAGTCTGTCACCCTGCCACCCGCCGCGCCGGCGCCGGCGTCCATGCGGTTGACACCCGACGCTGTAAGCTGTCGCTGCACCTCAGCGGCCACCGTTGCAGGTAGATCCGCTTGAAGCTTTGCAAGCTGGGCCTTGGCCGCCTTGGCCTGCTCGCCCAGCCGCCTATTAGCGGCTCGTAGTACACTGGCCTCGAAAGCGGCTTGATTGGGCGCCTCCCGGTTGACTTCCGGATCCGTGAGCTCTACGCCGTGCTCCTGGGCAAAGTTCGCCATATAGGCCGCCTTGTATTCTGCTTCAAGCCGGCCCATGGATCGCGCGATCTCCGCGCGCTTGCCCTCGTCCGCTGTGCCTTGGTACTCGAGATTTAGCCGCCCCATCTCCGCGTCAAAGCGCCGCGTCTCCGCGTCTCGCTCTTTTCGCAACTTCTCCACGTCAACCGCCGGTAGTTCAGGCGCCGGTGTTGGCGTGGCCACGGGTGCGCTGGGCGCGCCCTCAGTCGTTGGGGTCGGCTCCTGCTGCCCTTCCTCGGACTCTGCCCCCGGTTCCACCGGTGGCGGGCTATCTGCTGCTGGTGCCCCTGGCGCCTCGAGATGGGGAGCTGCCGGCGTCTCCACGCCTGCCCCGGCTCCTACTGTCGCGCTCTGCTGGGCGGTCAAGTCCTCGGTCATAACACTACCCTCCATCACTGGGGTTCTGTCCCCCTGTTTCTGGTAACACCTCGGGCGCCGGCGTGGCCGTGCCTGTCGGTGTGCTTGTCGCTGTTCTGCTTGGTGTCGGCGTGGCGGTATCGGTCACCGTTGGCGTGGCCGTGTCCGTCGGCGCCGTCGTCGGCGTGCTCGTGCTGGTAGCCGTGTACGTGGCGCTCGGCGTTGGTGTCACACTCGGCGCCAGGCTGGTATAAGTCGGTGTCACTGGGACCGGTGGCGGCTCACACGTGGCCACCACGAGGGCCACAACCGCGATCGTCACCACGACCACGACCACGATCACTTTCCACCCCCATACCGTACCCCCTGGCTGGATCTCCATACTATCCGCCTTGGGCCGCCTGGACCAGCTCCACGATTTGGGCACTCAGCCGCTTAATACGGCGGGCCTTGTCCTCGATGGCCTCTAAGTCCACCGGAAGGGGATCCCCTCCGCCCGGGTTCTGCACCAGGGTATACTCTACGTCAAAGTGGTAGTGGTTTGTTAGGGCCACCATACCCAGCCCGTTCACCAGCTCGCCGCGCACCTCCTGACCATAGATCCATACTGCATGAGGCCCGATCTGGTTCTGGCTGGGCCAGTAAAAAGCCCCGGGGCCCATTCCAAAGCCCACGTCCCCATTGTTCCCGGTCCAGCCGTTGACACAGCGCCCCAGGCCACCGGCCGCCGGATCCTCTGGCGCATCTGGCCAGTAAAAGGCCACGTGAACCCCCGACACTGGCGCCCCGTTTTCGTCGACGATTCGCACAACCAGACTCGCCGTTGCGTCCGGCGTGTTGTCCTTACGCCAGATTACCGGGCCGTCCGCCCGCTCTACGAGTTTGCTCACCCAAAAGGCGGGCGCTCCCTCGCTGGGTCCCGTGTCCACGATCTGAAAGTCACCGTACCGGATCCGCAAGTATGCCAGATCCCGCGGCACTCCATCCCATCCGATAACCTCTACTGGTAGCCTGCTCATGTTTACCTCCCTTTCTTTTTATCGGCTGATAGCCGCAACCCTACAAGCCAGCCCGGATTACCTCGCGCCTGCCCCACGTCGGGGGATGGCGCCAGGTAGATTTATACCGCTTCGGGGAGGACCGGCCACCGCCGCCGCTTCTGTAGCTGGCCCACCAGGGCGCGCCGGGCGTGTATACCTTCTGATAGCCTTCACGCTCCGCCTCAGCCTTCCGCCGCCCGTCCCCTTTTGCCTTGTCCGGCTCAAAGTCCGGATCGTAGATCGCCACATACTCCGGATGATTTGCCTTCCATTGATCCTTGTAGTCCCACATGGCCATTAGCTCCGGGTGTTCCTCCCGGAAGCGTGCCCGCTCCGCCTTGTTCAGTGTAAAGTATTCCTTCTCGAGCTCCCTCACCCCTGGCCATCGCTGCTCGATCTCGGCCGCCAGTTGATCCGCCTGGCGTGCTGCCGTCTCGGCCTCGGGGTGCTCTGCCAGCCACCCAGTTAACGCCTCGTTGGCGGCCGCGATCTGTTCTGGTGTGGCGGTCGCTCGCGCCTCTTTAGACAAGAGAAGGGCCACGGTTGGCTGATTTCGCACCTGGGCATTGTATGGGATTAACTCCAACATTTGCCAGAACTGGCGTTCGTCCGGTGCCCGTCGCCCCTCTCCTGCTTCCTCAGCGGCCGGGAAGGTGATACCCTCATACAGTGCCCGCAGTTGTTCAGTTTGCCAGCCCTGATCCATGTAGCTGCCTACTACCTCGGGTATCAGCTCCGCGGCCGTCATCGGCCCTATAGATCCGATCGTTGCATCCCACGCCTTGCCCTTGTCCTGGCCAGCGTCTACCCGCCGCTGGTACTCGTCCATGGCTGGCCAGTACACGAGGTCAAAGTATGTTTTCTGTAGCGCTTCAAGGGGAGAATCGTACCGCTTACGCCAGGCCTCGAGCGCCTCTTGTAGCGTCAATGCCCGCGTGGCCCCGGACCGTTGGGCCATCTTTAGGGCTGTGTTAGTCTCCGGCAAGCTGCCCAGCGCCAGGTCAAGCGCTGCCTCGTAGTCCTCATAATTGGCAAAGTCTGTATACTTGGGTAGTGTCTCATTGATCGCCCTCAGCTCTCGATCCAGTACCGCGCGGCCGTACTCTGCCGGCGTCTGCCCAAAGCGCGCGGCCGGCGCCTGCGTCGTACTCTCCGGGGCCGGGTAGCGGGCGTCAATCGCGTCTAGCTCTGCCCCTCGCTGTTCCTCGAGCTGGCGCACTGTCCATTGATCGGTAATGTCTGCCCTTAGCGCTTCCTCGATCTGCTGCTGGTATTGCGCTACAATGCGATCCCGTTCCTGGCCAGCGGCTACCACATTGGCCGCTGTGCCTGGTGTCCACCAGTCCGCCGGCGTCTCTCCGGGGAGGACCTGGTACCCCATACTTCGGCTGTATTGCTCGGGGTGCACATCGCGCCAGGCCTCATAACCTGCCCGGCTGCCGGCCGGCTGGGTCGGGGTCCATGCCTGCGCCTGCCCCTCTCGCTGTAGCTCAAGCTGTCGTTGCTCACCGGTGGCCACCACCGACGCCGGGATCCCCGCAAACGAGGCCACCGCCGGGATCGCGCGTTCCACGGCTGCCCGCTGTACCGCGTCCCTTAGCATCGCCTGGGCTGCCTGTAATCGCTCCGGTGGCCAGGCGTAGCGCTGGGCGATTCCCTCTAGTCCCACATCGATCGGCGCCTCCCCAGTCGCCACCTTCAGATCAAGGCTGCCTTGTGTTACCTGCTGCTGTAGCTCCTGCGCGTCAAGTGCTACTTGCCAGGTGGCGGGGTTATCGGCTGCCATACTGGATAACATACGCTGCACCCGGTAGGGATCCCAGGGCCCTTGCTCCCCCAGGCCTGCAGCACGCCGGATCGGCGTTTCAATGCCGACGCCGCCCGCCGGCATTTGTGCGCCTGCCTCTCCCGCCAGGGCACTAAGGCCGCGGATAATTCCGGTCTGCGGTACGAGGTCCCCGATTTCCTCCCGGCTCTCCCCTAGCTGGCCCGTATACTGGATCGGCACCTCTAGAAAAGCGTAAGGCCTAAAGCCAAAGTTAGTCATACCCTGATAAAGAGTCGTCAACGCGTTCTGCGCCTGCTCGGGATTGTCCCAGTCTACCCGGTCAAAGGTACTAAATGGGAATAGCCAGGTTGTGGGATCCACGTACAGCGCCGGGTCAAGGTACTCCGGCCAGGGCCCGCCCTGCTCTGCCTGCAGGGCCCCGGGCACCGGTAGCCGCCAGCGCCCCTCGAAACGCCCCCTTAATCCACGCTGTTCGTTCACCTGCTTCATGGCTCGCCGGTATCGGATATACAGCATAAGCCGCGCCGGGTCCCTGGCCAAACGATTAGCCCAGTTCTTAGCGCTGCGTGTATACCAAAAGTGGTACGGAAAAGCCAGCGACATAACCTCGTCTAGTCGGTTCTTTTGGCTGTAGTCTAACATGGCCCGATCTACCATGCGCTGGGCCCCAGTCACTGCCGCCAACCGCGCATTGTCAAAAGCCGGCCTTACCTGCGTTTGTAGCCACCGATCTACCGCGCCCGCCGTCCTGGCGTCGGCCTGGCGTCCCTGCCACTGGCCCCAGTCTGAAAGTACCCCGGCCTCGATCGCGTCTAAGGCCTCGAGCGCCCGCGGTTCCACGTGGCGTGTAAGCTCTGCCAGGGTGGGGAACTCGGCCGCGCCCTGCTGCGCCCGGGCCCGGGTCACCTGGGAGGGGCCTCGCTCTGTCAATAGTCCTTCCGCCCTGGTGGTGTCTAGCCCTGCCTCGCGCGCCTGCTCGATCATCGCCTCTAGCCCTTGCTCGGATCGGGTGCGGACCTCCAAAGCCTTGCGGTATGCTGAGTCTGGCGCGGCGCCTACCTCCAATTTCGTGCGCTCCCGGACCACGTCCACCCGCCGGCGCGCTGACTCCACAGCTTTTATCTGCTCGTCAAGTGCCCACTGACTGACCGCTGGCGGTTCAAACACTCGGCGAAACGGCGGCCGCTTGGCGTATCCGCTCAGCTCGCCTAGTACAAGACCCTCGGTTTCCCTCATGGATCGGTACAGGTCGCTTCCCTCGTCGACCAAAAGCACGTCTACCACTTCTACAGCACGCTCACCGCCCCAGGTTACACTCTCCCAGTATTTGTTAATTGCCGCTCTTAGCGCTGCCTCGTCCCTCATATTCACCACGATCGCCCCTTGGGCCGCGTCCATAAAGCGCTGCTGTCTAGACAATAGCGGCCAAAAGTCGTCTGGTCGGCGGAGCCACTCGATCGGCCGCTGCTCAAAACCGACTACCTCCAACTGGGTATTTAACCATAGAATGGTAACACCGTCCTCGTGGATCCGTTTACCGACCTCCGCTACTCTAGCCGGGCTTGTGATGCGTTCACCTTCGACAAAGTCTAACAACACCTCGGCCAGTTGGCTACTGGCTGGGCCCGGCGCTGCCTCGAATGGCAACGGTGCCGGCTTGATCGGCTGCATCGCCGGATAATAGGCCCGGGGCGTTAACGTTTCCACCCCAAAGCCCGCCAGCGTCGCGTCAATAAAAGCGTATTGCTCGCCATCGATCACCACATGGCCTTTGATCCGCGGCGCTTTCTCGTACAGCTCTCGTGTGATACGTACATCCTCAGGGCTCGGTTTGGGGCTACCGCTCGGGTGATTGTGCAAAAGGTAGATCTCGTCGGCCTGCAACCGATCCGCCCGCCGGTTGATCTCAAAGGCCCATCTATTTATACCTTTGTCGCCAACTAGGACGGTATCCACCATACCACTAGTAAAGGCCTCATGGCTCACTAGCTGCCCATCCTTGAGGTAAATTACTCGTAAGGTCTCCATCTCGGGATCCCGGTAGATCCTGAATAGGTGCGCGATATCATGCGCCGGGCGCTGCCGGCTGATAGGCTGCCCCCGGAAATCAAGCCATCCCCTCTGTACGAGTTCGGTCTGGTAGCGCTTGGCCCACCCATAGGCCGGCTCCTTGCTCCCATCAAGTGCCACCTGCAAGCCCGGGCCGCTTTCATACTTGCCAAAAGATAGTTGGGCGCCCTGGGCGTCTGGCCATTCGCCCGCCTCGGCTGCCCGCGTCAAAGCTGCCTGCACATCTGGCGCCACTTGCGCCGGCGTGTCCCACGTCTGCGCCTGCTCGGCTAGGCGCATAGCTTCATACATGGCCTCGTGGGTGGTTTCGGTTCCCTTCGCCCGGTCCCATAACCAGTGATGAATTACGTGATTTCGCATTTCTGGATCTATGTCTGTCACCGACGGTACCAGGCGCTCGATCTCTTTGAAGCGTTCCATAAGCGCCCCAGTCATCCACTCGGCCATATAACGCCGGCCCATACGCTGCACAATCTCCCGCGCGACCTCTGCCCGCTTATCCTTGAGCTGGCCTATGTCCGCCCGCCCTGTCAACCACCAGTTGATCTCTACTGCGTCCACCGTGGGCGTATCGCCCAGGCCCAGGAAGTGCCTAACAAAGCCCGTTTTCTGGTAGTCCACGCCGGCCAGCTCGCGCGTTAGCTCGTTGAGTTCCCTCCATCCGATCTCACCATTGGCATACTGGCGGCCCGCCTGATTAAAGCGTTCCACGTATTCAGGCAACCGGTGGAAATTGACACTTTTACTTGTAGGGTCAAAGGTCCCGTGGTACTGGAACACCGGCAAGCCCCAGGAGCTCATAACCTGCTCTAGCTCGAACCATAGTTCTGTATCTACGATCCCTTGATCCAACTTATCTAGCGCCTGCCTGCCGTTGGGTGTGAGTAGCCAGGCAGCCGCTGCATCCTCTCGCCTGATCCATGGCTCGCCATTTTTCCACAGTATACCGTGATCCGGTATCGGTAGATCCTCAAGTCCGAATTTTGACATATTCGTTAGGAACGTGGTTAGCCTCTGCTCTGACGCCCGCTGACTGGCACTGTTCATCACCATAGCCTTGGCCACGTCTCTAACCGTGAGCTGTCCTGTTAGAAACTGCTCGCGTTTGTAGGTCAAGTAGTCGATCACTGCCGCCAGGTATTCCGGCCGCTGCTGCCCCATTAGCTCGGCCGCCTGCTGGGCACTTAGAAGGCCGGTGTCCTCCACTAGGCCGATGAACTCCCGCGCTGGTACCTTCTGGAAAGTCCTTAACCCCTTCTCTGCCTGTTGCGCCCTGCGTGTCGCAATATCGCCATAGACTGGGTGTGGTGCCCGCTCCCGTAAAATACTCGGTTCTGTCCTGGACCACCTCCCCACGTTAGCCGTTGCGCTTTTTACCTGCGTTGGGTCAAAGGCGATCCACGAGGTGCCACCCTCTACCATATTCGGATATCGTACCCCGTCAAAGCCGGCCGCCTCGAGTTCCTCCCGTGCCAACCAGCCCAGCTCTGCCACCAGTTCCGCTACAGACTCGGGCTCGTCCTCACCTAATGCTCGCTCTAACGCGATCCTGTTCACCTCGCCCCTGAACTCGGGATCGGCCTGGTACATCTCCCAAAAGCGATCCTCACCCAGCCCCATATACTGGGTATCCCACATGATTTGATCCAACTGGGGGAGGTGGCCCACGTCCTGGCTGAACACTAGATCCCCTAGCTCTGCCTCGCTGTTGAATACCCGCGGATTGTCTATACTCAGGTACACCGGGTACACCCGGCCGCCCGCTTGCCCCTCCTGGACATACCGGGTTTTTAGCCAGGTGACCGGCTCCGCCCCTGCAAATCGGCCTGCTACCTCGGGCTCCTGGGCAAAGTGCGCGCCCATGTATGAGGTCGGGTCATTACTCGAGCTGACCGCGGCATATTCCCCACCCTCTACAATCGGCGGCCCGCTTACGCTGAACTCGTCAAAGATTTCCGGCGCCTGGGTACCATGGTATACCACGAGGGGATCGCCGGCCGCGTCCACCACTTTACTATCACCGAACCACGCCCGGAAAGCTTCCGTTTGTGTACCACCGACCCCATACCCGGCTGCAGTTTCCGCGACTCCTACTATACCAGATGGCGGGGGAGGTACAAGCCAGGCTGGCGGCGTCCGCGGCGGTGCCTCTCCCCCCACAGATCGGATCGCTGCATCCGTCGCCAGCCCGTTGTACCACTCGGCTACATCGCCCTGGTACTGGTAAAAGTCGCGCGGTTTCATCCCGCCTAGAATCTCGCGCCTTAGCTGTGACTCTGTAACCCCTGCCCGCTTCTGCTTGCGAATTTCTTTTGTCTTGCCGCCCACCTCGATATACCGCGGTTCGTCCAACCTCACATACAGCCGCCGCGCGATCTCCGCCTTTAATCCTTCCTCACTCGCCAGATCCAGCGCTTCTTTCGTGGCCTGCTGCAGTTGCTCCGATAACCGCCGCCAGTCCTCGGGGCTCTCCGGCTGCTTGCCCAAAAATAGATCGGCCGCTTCCTCTAGCGTGGTTGGGTAGGCGGCCGCGGCTTCTACTTCCTGCTCAAAAGCTGCCGCCAGTGCCGCGTCCAGCGGGTGTACCTCTTGGGTTGTCGCTTCCTCCACCTGCCGGCTTATCTCGTCGGCACGGTCAAAGATCCCTTCATCTTGTAGCCGCTGCCGCGTTGCTGCTTCGTGCTGCCGTACCACTTCCTCGGCCGCCGCTTCCGCGGCTGCAGGTGCCGCCGGCGCCGGCGCTTGCTCGGCCCTTTCTAGTACCTGCTTGGATAGATCGGCCGCGCGCTGTGCCATCTCCTTGTTCCGTCCCATTGGCCGCTTGGTGATCACCCGCTGGCCTTTGGTGTCCACGTACTCTAGCGCCCACTCTCCCAGCCCCCGATCCCAGGCGACCCGGGCCGCGTCGGCACCCTGCGCCTGGGCCTCCCTTGCCCAGTTCCTGACCTCGTCAATTTCTACTTCGGCCCCTGCGATCCGCCGCTGCAAGTCTCGATACCGCTCAATCCGTGCCCCGGGCTCTTGCGCTACATCTGCCGGCGCCGTCAACGCTAGGCCCAGCTCGTCCCGTCTGGCCTGCGCTTCCCGGAAGGTGTCAAAGTGCTCTGACCCGATAACACGATCGTTCTGGTAGATATCGACGGTCCATTTACGATTACGCCGGCGCCTTAGCTGCGTGTGTGTAGCACTGGCCAGATCGCCCAGTCCCCGCCTGGCCTCCACGATCGCCCGGTCTCGCGCCTCAGTGATCCGATCCAGTTGGTCCGCCAGGGCTGCCGGATCGTGAGGCCTCGCCCCACTGGCCATATCGGCCTGCATCACCTCGAGCTCGCGGCTTAACTCCCTGAGATCCCACTGGGCCGCGTCAACCGCCGTGGCTCCCTCTGGCGCTGGCCGCCTGACAAATCGCGTTGGCGCTGCAATCTCCGGCCGCTGGGGAGGTGCAACCTCTCCGCCCAGCCGTTTATAACGTACCTCCGCCTCGGCTATCTCCCAGCGCTTGGCCTGCTGACCAAAGCGGATCCGGGCTAGTTCGTCTTGGCGCTCTGCATATTCCCACCGGACCGCCGCCCGCGCCTCTGCGATCTGCTCTTTGGTCTTGCCCCGCCGGGGGAGCTGGTCTAGCTTACCTAACATTTCATTTCGCAACGCGTCGCGCTCGGCTCTCCATTTCCGGGCTACGTCCTGCTCGTACCGATAGGCGGATTCTAGAATATCGAGCGTCTCCTGATCCGCCGCCTGAAAGCCCAGCCGCCAGGCGTTCTCTTGCGCCAGGTCTACCCGCGCCCTGAGGATCTCAAGCCGCCGGTCAAAGTCCCCGCCCAGCTCGGGCAGTTCTTCGCCTGCGCGCCGTGCGATCGCGGCCTGCCTGGCTAGTCGTTCCTCTGCCAGCTCACGAGGATCCCCACCTACGAGGTCACCGATAGGGACACCCGACGCCAAACGTTCCAAGTCTCCGCGCGCTTCCTCAACGACCTGCAGGGCCTCGCTGAAATGCCGCTCCCATTCCTGGGTAGCCTGCATAAAGTACCGCTCCCAGATGGCGGACGCCTCGGCCGGCGCCGCTTCCACCAGTTGCCACGCTTCCCGCCGCGCCTCGTCCACGATCCGGCGGGTCTCGTTGAGCATCTCCGCTTGTTGCCGGTTCGCTTCATAGGCAATCAAGGCCGCGTCCCGGGTCCCCACCTGCGCCGCCTCTTTTGTGAGGTCCCCCACCGCCCGCCTTAACTCGTCCTCCACCGCCCGGATCCGGGCCTCAATACGGTTAACCCACTGCGTTGCTACGTCCTCGGGCAAGCCAGCCAGCCGCGCATCCTCGAGCATCCCCTGTACGAGGTCCGTCAATCCCTCGGCCGTCGTTGCCTCAGTGTACACGGTCCGGCTGGGGTCAAATAGCTCGCGCCTATATGCCGCGTCTCCCTGCGCTACAATGAGATCCCGCGCTTCCTGGATTGCCTCGGATACCTGCCCCGGGCTCTCGGCTGCCACGATCCGATCGTGCAAGTGTGCAACCACCCCCGGGCTGAGATAATCGAGCTGCTCCGGATCCAAGTACCGTACCACCAGGCCTAACGCCTCACCTGGCCGGCGGGGGTTCAGGATACGCCGGGTATTCTCTACAATCTCCTGCCAGTTTGCCCCACTCGCGGCGGCGGCCACCAGATCGGCGGTCCCCCCTGGGCCCAGCGCCTGATATACCTCAGCCGGCGGAGCTGGTACCCGGGTCCCTGCGTGCCACGTCTGGTTAAGCGTCCGCCTTAGCGCACTGACAAAGCCGCGCTTATAAAAGGCTTCCTCCCCTATCCACGAGGTACGGGCTAGGCGGGCCCCTGCTTCTGACACCTGGCGGAGTGGGGCGGGTAGCTGGCTGCCGGCGCCGGTTAGTTCCTCAAGTCCCCCGATCCCCGTCCGGACCCTGGCCGGTAGAATCTCAAGCCGCTGCAGGTAGCGATCCACGTCGGCCGGCGTATCCATGGCCAGCAAGCCATCATAAGCCAGGGTCACCGTGTTATTGATCGCGTTGCGGAAGGCAAAGCCGGGGTTTAGGTTCATGTAAAATTCACTAGCCAGGCGCTTAAAACCGCGTGCAAATTTTCGGTAGCCGGTCGGTTCCGTCACCCCGTGCATGGTCTCCAACACTGGGCGCGCGCGCTCGTGGATCTCCATCGCGGCCGCCTGGGGCTGGTAGGCGCGGCCTGGCGTTAACCACTCCACCCCGTCAAGATTCACGCCCCGCAACGTCTCGGCAACACGCCGGCCTTTGTTGCTGGCCAGATATGAGCCGTATACCTTCGCCGCCTCGGTCGGGTTCGTCCGGAAGAACTCGAGCCGGGTCCTGGCCTGCGCCGCGTCGCCCGCTCCCTCTAGTAGGTTGCTCGTGATTAGGAACGTGTCCGCCTGATCTGCCGCGGCCCGGCTTTCCGGTGTAAGCGCAAAGGGATTGATCGCCTGCTTGAACCCTTCCCAGTCTCCACCTAGCAGGGCCCGGATCCTGCCCGTCTGCTCTGGTGGCCGGGTCACCTGGTCTATAGCGCGGCCGCTCTCTAGGACCTCGTCCAGTTTTGTACTTAGCTCGGCCACCCGTCGCGCGGTGGTATACTCTGCTTCTGCCTTGGCAATCTCCCGGGCTGCTTCTGCCGCGCGGCCGGTAGTGCTGGCGATATCCAGTACGTTAAGTGGGTCAAGTGCAATTTCCGCCCACATCTGCGCTATGGGGCTGTACGTCGTTTCGGCTACGTGCTCGGCTGCCGCCCGCCGTTCCTCTGCTGGTGCGTTGGCCACGTACCGGATCGCGGCCGTCTCCACACTCTCCGGCGCCCAGGGGGTGGCGCCCTGGTAGGGTCGTGTTAGGGCGGCTGCTGGCCCTTCGGTCCGCCACGTGTCTACAAAGTGCCGGCTTGCAGCGGGTAGCTGTTCCGCCATGGTCCGCGCCCCCAGGCTGGGCGCTGCCTCGATCAAAGGGTAGATATCTTTGATGGGGAGATCGCGCGCCTCGGGGTGCATCCCAACCGCGCCCCAGCCCAGGACCCCCAGCGGTGCCCGCGGCAACTCACCCACAACACCCAGGCCCCAACTTGCGGGCTGGGCTATGGCTCGGCCGGCCGTCTCCACTGCCTGACCCACCGCCCCGATCGGGCCCCCAGCCCGGCGCATGGCCCCCAGGCCCCAGCCGGTAGGCTTGACATTGGCTGCCTTAAAAGCTTCATAGGCTGCCGCGCGCCCCTCCGGCGTGTTCTCGTAGTCCTCCGGGGTCTGTGTCGGCCACGCTGCCGGCGCATACTCGGGCAACGTCACATCTTGCGGAGCTCGCCACGCCTGACGCAACCGGCCGCCGGCTGCCTCTAAATAGGATTTAGACCAGTCGGCTAGGCGGCTGAACCACTGCGGCGCCGGACCTCCGAACACGTCCCGCTGTAGGTCCGCGCCGGTTCGCCACCGCTGCCAGGGTAACTTGTCGCTGTCGCTCTGCCTCTCCCAGGGCCAGGGCATAGGTTCCGATCCTCTCGCCTACAGGGGCCCCACTCGCCACCGTTGGGGTCCGGGCACGACCAGCGGCCGCGGTGTCCTGGGTTCTGAACCCTCACCCGTCCGCCTGCGCTGGTACTTCCTGAGTATGTCCCACTGTTCCGGGCTGAACGTCGGCGGGGGATGGCCTCGCCGCGTCATATACCAGTTATACCGCCATTCGTCCTCGTTGGGAGGCCTGCCCGTATCGCGCGCGAATTGCTCACCCCAGGCGCGATCGGCTAGGGCCTCGTCAAGCCCCTCCCCCGTGCGTTTGTAAAATTCCTCGGGGGTCTCGCCGTGTTCCTCTTGAAATTGCCGGTACCAGCCGGCGGGGACACCTGCGGGCGCCTCTCTATATTTAGTTTTTACCGTCCCCTCTCCCGTCGTAGGCGCTGGTGTCCCCGCCGCTGTGCTGACCGGCCCGGCCGCCGTCATCGGTGGCCCGGCCAGGGTCGGCCCGGTCATCCCGCCAGGAACAAACGAGGCGGGGTATCCGCCGCCTACATTGTAAGCGGCCACTGCAAAGGGGTCATTCTGTGCCGGCACAACAGGGGCCCCCGCCCCTGCCTGCCGCTGCTGCCAGGTGCCCCACGTCTCACCTCCCAAACGTGACACCGCCATATCATACGCTGACACAGGGCGCACCCCGCCAGCATACGCCGGCGCTACTGACTGGATCCGGGGATACCAGCCGGCGCCGGTCACATCGCCCATCACGTCAACCGCCTGCCTCGTCGTCTGTCGCTGTCTTGGGGCCGGTCCCGGCCGGCGCCACCAGTTGATCGGCATTACGTCACCCCCTCTATTTAACCCGTTTTAGTCGTGGGTTACGGCGTTTTGCTGCCCGGCTTGCCCGCCTCGTACTGGCCGCCAGGATCCGCCGGGCCCGCTCAATGCTGATCCCTTGCGCTCTGGCGATCCGCTGGGCGTTCGCCTCAAAGCCGCGTACTGTCTTTGCCATTGTGTCACCCTCACATTCCCAGCCCCATTAGATCCTGCGGCGGGATCCCCATGGGATTGTCAAAGCCGGGCCCGGCGCCTGGCATTTCCAGCGCGCCCCACTGGCCGCCCAACTCCGGCGGTAGACCCTGGGCCATGGGCGCCGGTGGTCCGGGTTCCATGGCTGGCACATTTGCGCGCAAATAATCGGGCTCGCTCGGCGCCTGCTGTAGGCCTCCCAGCTCCGGCGGTAGCTGGGATCGTTCCTCGTCTGATAGGTCCATCTCGTCAATCCGCTCGCGCATCTCCCGCAAGGTCTCGATCCGGGCTAGTGCTACCTCGAGCTGGCGCACCTGCGGATCCTGAGCGGCCGCCTCCCTGGCTAGGCGCTCCCGTTCCTCTGCCCAACTGGCCACATTCATATATTCTTCTGCGGCGGTCTGTCGGCTTAGAATCTGCGCCGCTACCATACGCTCGGCCAGTAAAGCCCGCTGCAACTGCTCAGCGCTTGCGGGCGTGCCTAGTTTCACCTCGACCCGATAGGCCCCGCCTATGTCCTCCGTTTCGAGCTCCACCTGTCGCAAGATCCGGATCCGCCGGTCCCGCAACTCTTTGGCCTCCACTACCTGCACATGAACCGCGCCGCCCACGAGGGGCCCGATCACCTGCTCGGCGCCGCGCAACACCAGGCCTAGCCCGTCCTCTATGACTTGCTCCATCGCTGACAACACAGGGACCATACGCACCCGGCCGGCCTCTGTCATTAGCCCCCAGGCCAGGCCAGACCGCGCGACCCTCTCTGACCCGTGCATCTCCTTAGGCCACGTCGCGCTTTCCCACTCTGTGAGATAGAGAGCTAACAGGGCGTCGGTCTCAAGCGGCGGTTTCGATCGGTAGATCCAGTCAACCCGTGTTCCTTCCTCTGCGTTGTTCACGGTGAACGGTTCCAGACTCAACCCCGGTACCTTGGTCCCACCGGCGCCGTCGTGGGTTACCCGTCCCGTTACAATCAACGCGTCGTTGTTGTATCGTGTGGCCGTCGTCTCCTGGATAGCCACCAGCCGATTGATCCGCCGTGCGTACCCCTCGGCAATCCCCAGGAAGGGGCGCACCTCGCGCGCCGGTTCCTTGGCGGTCGTCTGTATCGGGATCCGGATAGCATAGGGGACCACCCCCATACCATGCCGCTGCCGGGCTACAAAGGTCTGACCTGCCCAGTAGATCACGTACTCGCGATCCCAGTATTCCCGCCATACAACGGTATCGCCTGAACTGCTGCCGGCGACCTGGTCTACCTCAGGATGTTGATCCTTGATATCCCGCCATTTGCGCTCGTATTCCTCCACCACCGCCGCTAGTCCGTCCTCTGTCCATCTCGGGTACACATCACGAGGATCCCGGACCTGCAACTGTACCGGTAGCAAATCGCCTTGCTCCCAGTCTGAGCTCTGGCTGGGCAAGCGGCCACGGGCTAGGGCCTCCCTCACCCGCTCGGCCAGGGGCTTGTCTTGCTCCGGCCGTCGCAACCGATCCGGCCGGCATAGGACCCGTACCACCACCATACCCCTATGGAAGCCGTTAAACGCCAGGCCCCGCAACACCCCGCCTTTTTCCTCCTTCTCCGCCTGCCGCAAGTACGCATTTAGCCAGGCCTCGCGATCGTCCGCGTCGGCCACGTCGGATCGGCTGGGGCTGGCTGCCGGCACAATTACCACGGGATCCAAACTGCTCACGAGGTTAACGCCTAGCTCTAGCTCGGCCGCCGCCTTGCGCTGGCCTATGTCGGCCGTCTCCCTCGTGCCGCTCGTTGTGTAGATCCCCAGGGGATCGGCGTGGTCCGGGGTATTGCTGGCCCCGGTCTGGTCTCGGTCGTTGTAGTATAACGCGTCCAGCGTATCATAGATCCGATCCCGCTCTGCCGCCTCTGCGATTAGATCGGTCGCTAGGTCCCAGGCCTCCCGCACCTCCGGATCCTGGAAGTTTACCGCGGTTTTACTTGGCATAGATCACCCCGTCAAATAGCGCTGCTCTTGGCGGACCACCTCCGCGATCATGTATGCGAACAGTAGATCGTCATACACGCCCTCGATATCTGGCGCACCGACCCGCCCGCTCTCGTCAATCGCACACGTGAGGCACTCCCCCAAAAAGCCAGCGGAGTACCAGCGCCGGCCTTCATCCATTAGCGCCGCCTCCATAGCATCGAAAAGTAGCGGCCGGGTTCGCGTGGTGGTAGCCCACCCCCTCTTGCGGGTGCGCTGTTGTCCGGGCTCCTTCATCCGGTACAATGTGCCCGGGTATTCCTCCACATTTACCAGGTTTGCGATCACGGCGTGCCCGTGGTTGTTCCTCTCCACGGCCAGGACCGCGATCCCGTACCACTGCCCCAGTACCGCCAGTAAATGAGCGAACTCGTGATCCGGCCACCAGCCCGCCAGCTCGGCCACGGCCAGACCCGCGCGCTGATCCATCACTACGGCGGTACACCGGTTTCGTTCCGGGATCCCCTCTGCCGTATCGCTGGCCACGAGGTACCACTTGCCGGGCCGTGGTCTCCGCCATACCTTGAGCGCTCCCGCCTGCAGCACGGGCCACAGGTCCGCCGGTACGTTGTCCTTGTCTCGGCGTAGTGGTAGCGGCTGGCGCGTCCGCTTCATAAGTCCTTTTAGCTGGTCCACCTCGAACCGGGGATGATGCCCCATTTGAAAGGCCTCGTCCGGTGTCTCCGGGTGCTCCTGGTAGACCTGCCATTTTTTTGTTGACTTTTCTAGCTGCTGCTCGCGCCAGTTGGCCGGCCGGTCCGGTCGGCTGAACCATGGCATAAAGACAAAGCGCCAGGCTGCCAGGCTTCCGGCTCGTATCATTTGAATTAGGGTAAAGTAGTCCCCGATCCCCTTCGCCGTGCCCAGTACCACCAGCTTGCCCCCGCCCTCGGTTACCGGTTCCAGTGCAGTTATGAGAGCGCTCAGGTTTCGGACTAGTCCGGCCTCGTCTATAATAGCCAGTGCCGCGGCATAGGTCCGGCCTTCGCTGCCACTTGTAGGGAAGGCGCGGATCCGGCTGCCGCGTGCTGTCTCCATTTGAAGCTCGCTGTCCTTGGCCAGCTCCGGGCGCATCCACTTGGGGAGGTGGCGGATAATATGCCGGGCCCGGTCTAGTAGCTCCATGGCTTCTAGCTCTCGATAGGAAAACAACAGGACGTAGCGGCGGGGATGGAAGGTGATTAGCCAGGTTCCGTACGCTACGACCAGCCACGAGATCCCCAACTGCCGGGCCTTGAGGATTACCAACAGGGGCACCGCAAGGAGGACCGTCAATAGCCAGGCTTGCGCTTTCCACAGCTCCAACCGGAAAAGCTCGCCGGTTCGCTCGTCCTTCGCCCAGGCATAGGTATTGATCCAATACGCCGGATTTCGCGCGCATTTGTCCCATTCAATCCTTTGACGGTCGGCTGGGTGGTTGTTCACCTGCTGGATCCAGTGTGTCCAGTCCATTCTCCGATCTCCATTCGTCAAGCTCTGCCTCTGCGACCTCCCGATCCCGCGCTAGTTCCTCGGCGGTGTAACCGGTCCCGTGGATCTCGACGTGTTCAGCCAGCCCACCCCCTGCCTTGAGGACCTCCCAGGCGGCGCGCCACTCTCCATCTGGCTTAGACAATTCAAGCGCCATACGCCGCGCCGCTGGTACCACCAGTGACTGTACTACCTGGCGGGCAAGCCGGCCGCCGTACTCTGATCCAGCTCGCGCCCGGGCCTGGTTTTCCAGCCGCCTAAAGCCTAACCCGTACCGCTCGCGCCAGCGTTTCACGGCTGACACGGATACGCCGGCCAGGGCGGCCGCGGAGCTGACCCTGAGGGCCTTACCCTCTGGATCTACCCCCATAGCCCAAACGTCCAGATAGACCAGGGCCGCCGGTGGTAGACTGGCCGGGTCAAAGTTATCGGGGTGATTGGGGTCCTTCGCCTGTCCTTTGCTCATGCTCCCCCCCTATGGTATATTTTTGCTGGCCAGGTTCACCAAAAGCAACAGGGCGGCCGTGCCAAAAGAGATCGCAAAGCCCACGAGGGCCCACGTAACTTTTGACTGTGCCGCCCGGATATCTTTGATACATTCATCGAACCGATCCGCCAGCTTGTCAACCTGCTCTGTGGTATGCCTTCCGTACACGCACCCCTCCCGGTCTAACTCCCGCCAGGTGGGGGCTCCTGTCGTGTTGTGTTCTGTCATCATCACCCCATAAAAACACGGGCGCCGCTTAATGCAGCGCCCGCGCTTCTTACGCTGACGGGCTATTAGCTGACCTTTTCGATCTTTTCGGTCAACTCACCGCTGATCTGCTGGCCGGCATAATTGAAAGTTAGCCGGCCCTTACCCGGCCGATTGATCCGCTCCTTGTTTCGGGCGATCCACGTTATGAGTGCTGCCGCCCGGCCTTTGACCTCCTGACCGTCAATGAGGTAGGTGGTGGGGGCCCTGCTCGGTGGGTCCATCGCCTTACCTCACGACCATTATACACCGGTTTGCTTTCCGGTGCAAGCCGGCGCGCCTCATGGTGCACACTGGGCGCACTGCTCTAACATGGCGACAATCTCACTGCTCACGTACAAGATCGCCATTAGCACGACGGCCGCTACAAGTCGCCAGAACCACCGCCATACCAACCACCTAATCACGCGGCACCTCCTATGGGCCAGGCGTTCCCGCCGGCCACGTGGGGACCGGGGTACCCGGGCCCACCCTCAAATCATCCCCGCCTAGTCTGGCGGCCGTCGCTGCGTGGATCGCCTGCGTGGCCACACCCGGATCGTTGCTGAACGCTGGCCGGGGGTTTACCGGTTCAGTCCAGTAGTCCCCACCACAGCACAGCATTACAAACAAGACCCACAACACCACCGCTACCATGACCACCCGCTTTTGTCGCCGTGACACGTTAGGCCTCCTTTCCCCGCTTACGCAGTGCTGCCCGCAACCGCGCGCGCCGTGTCTTGTTGCCCTCCACCCCTTTGACCAGGGCTAGGGCCCACTCGATCGCCTCGCTGGGCGCCCGGGCAAGGTTACTCTTAAAGTTGATATCCTCCGGCGGCGTGTTCACTAGCCAGCTTACATTGTCAAAACCTTCGCCGTCCCACCTCTCCCGGATGGCCGCCAGCTCCTGTAACCGTTCGCTCTCCGCTTTGATAATCCCTATGAGGATCTTACCGGTCGCGTCCCCGTCCTCCGGTGTATACGGGATTTCGATCTTGGCCAGGTTGTCTATGTTTCCCTGCAGCGCTTCACTGTTAGGTAGGTCCTTGGAGCTGCGCCGTATCCAGATCCGGATCCGGTTTAGTTTCTCTGAGGCCTCCACCTCTGCCGATACTGTTGCATCACCAGGCGCCGCGCCGTATTCGTTTACCATTCTTTCCCACTCTTGGCGGTTTTCCTCTACTCTCTCCGGCTGCCAGTATTGGAAGTTTGCCACGACCTGGGTCACGACCCGGGCTATACAGCGCTCGATCGGCCAGGTCTCGATGCCTTCGCGCTGATAGTGGGGCACGGCCCAGCGTGCCACCATACGCCACGCCCACGGCTCGTTATTCCCTAGCGCCTCGCCTAGTTGCTCCCGTGCTTTCTGGCGGAGTAGTTTTAGCGTTTGCGTGGCCTCTGCCTTTTGGCGTAGTACCTCGGTCGCCTCGGCCTTGCTCAGCCCGTGGCCAGCGCATCTACAACCGCGCCCCTCATGGGAGCACACAAACTGTACTGTAGGATGATCCTCGTGGGCCGGCTCAGTCCCTGAGGGCCTGTCAAACTGCCAGCCCCAGCGCCACGCTATCCGCAAGTTCTCGCATTTATTCTCTAGCGCCTGCTTTAACGTTGCCTGGCCTTTGGCCCCACTCCAAAAATAATCCATATTGCGCCGGTCGCTGTCCTCGGGATCCAACCACGGATAGCCCAGCGCTACGCTTGCACTACTCAAACACTCCACTTTGTAGGCATAGGAGCGGACCCTATAGCAGGTCGGATCGTAACATCGATCGCGCTGGTTGCGTTCGCACCCTTCGCACTGTAGGGCCCTGGTCTTTTCTCCCACGTGCTGCCAGGCCAGCGGAAAACACGCCTTTTCTAAATTCTCGGTCCCGTTACGTGTGAGGTTCTGGACCGTCTCCCGGATCTGATCGCTGCTCATATCCTTGTAGTTGTTCCGCGCTTTCTCGTAGTCGCGGCGTGTCCACGTCTGCAAGTTGTCTACAACCTCGGCCGGCATTTCGACAAGAGGCAATAGCGCTACGGCCTGCCGCTCGCTGATCTCCCTTTCCTGGATGGCCTCGGCCATATCCTCCGGCAAGCGTAAGATCCGCAACGCATTGGATACCTGGGGCTGGCTCATGCCTAGACGGCCGGCTATCTCTGTTTGTGTCCACTTGAACTGTTCCATAAGACGCTGCAGCATACGACCGCGCTCATACACGGTTAGATCCTTGCGCTGGCTATTCTCGCTCCATGCGGTGGTAGCCATCGCCTGATCGTCATACTCGCCCAGTTCTACAGGGAGGTGGGGCCATAGCTCAGGCTCGCGCTTATGCAGTACCTCAAAGGCTGCCAGGCGGCTATGTCCATAAGCAAGCTGCACCCTTAGCCACCCCTCCGCCAAAGCGGTTAGCGTCTCGTTCCATGCGCTCCTGGGGATGGCCACCGGATCCCCGTCCACGTCCACGACCCGCCCACCGGGGATCTGCAAAAGCCCCAACGTCTCGGGGTGGCTTGTGCGGTGGCGCTGGATATCATCGGCTAGATCCTGGATATACTCGCTGTCAATGCTGTCCCGTCCCTGGTAGGGGTTGGGTCCGATTAGGTCAAGCTTAACATTGGCTCTCATGGGCGGAGCTCCTTTCTTTAATCATACCCTTTTGACCTTAGGATCTTTTTCTTTTTCTTCTGCGCCTGGGCTCGGTGCCGGTGCACTGTCTACCCGTGCCGGTGCACTGTCTACCCGTTGGCCGTACTGGCCGGCGCCTTTGCTACTCGTGCGGCGGGTCATCCCGCGCACTACAGCACTGACCGAAAAAAAAGCGCCCGCTAGTGCCCGTGCACTGGCGACCCGTGCCCGTGCACTAATGATTATTGGTAAGCTCATGGCGTCGCCTCATACATGGGTAGCGCCAGGCTGGCCACCGTCAAGCGTTCCCACTGTTCCGGGTCCAGTCCCTGGCGGCGGATCCACCGATCGTGTTGCTCCTGGGTTACTGGATTTAACCGGGCCGCCTGCGCCGGCGTCAATAGGGGGAGGATATTCCAGACCGTGATCCGGTACGAGGTCTTGAGGCCGGCGCCCATACGCTGGATCTGCGCCGCCCCTTCCATCTGCAGCACATCAAAGGCGCCAGGCCGCCAGTACCTGCAAACATGGGCCGCGGTCCTCTCCCCGCCCCTCTCCTGGCAGTGCTCGCACGGCTGATCACCTTCTACCATACTTTGGGATCGGCAGGTCCGCCAGACCCCCGTTATCGCCTGGCTATTCCCGCCGGCCGCGATCCTGGCCAGGCGCGCCACGCTGTATCTAAGGCCTGGGGTTCGCGCGGTTTTGTTGCGGCGGATATCCTCCGCCTTTACTGCCACCCACACGAGGAAAGCGGCGGGCCCCAGTAGTTCAGACCAAAAGGTCGTTGCATAGTTGGCCAGCTTAGACCAGCCGGCCGTCTCCACGTCAAACTGTAACAGGGCGGGATCGGCATAGGTGAACACCTCGAGATCCTCACCCTCTGCCCGGTGGGCACAATCGGTCACATTCGGATACTTACTTTTTTCCGGCGGATCCGGGCGCTGGGCGCCCTCTCCCATGGCTACGCGAAAAGTGCGTGCGTCGACAAAAGCTACTGACAGGACACCGGGGATCTGCCTCACGGCTGCCCGGGTCACGACTGGCGCCAGCCGTGCGCCCAGCCAGGCGGCCGCCTCGGGGGACCGTACCCCGATCGTCAACGTGCCATCCTCGAGGTGTAGCGGCCGCGCCGTGCTTAGCCACTGGTCAAAGGTCTGTTTCCCCATCTGCCACTTGAGGGCGCTCAGCGTTTGCTCCCATCCTTTTTTGAGCTCCATTAGTCCACCCCCACGAGTCTATACTGGTTGGTACCCTGGCGCGCTCGTTCCTTCTGTAAGGCTACGGCCGCCTCGAGTAGGGCCCAGGCCTCCCGAAAGTACCTCAGCGGGTTGTTCTGGTACTGGTCGGGATTGATCGGCGCCTGAATTGTTCTTTGTCCTCGTAGTAGTGCGCCGGGTATTACATAGTGGTAGGGCTCTCCGCTGTCCGGTTCCGCGCGTAAGATCACAATATCCTGATCCATGGGTAAAGTCCCTTTCCGATCTAGACACCAGTCAAAGCGCCACCGCCGGCGCTCCTTTGTAGGGCCCGCGGTTTTCACGTCAACCCGGGTTGGCCCGTCTATAATCAGATCGTCGTGATCCCTACCTCCCTTTTCCATGACGGTGTAACCCATCGCCCTCAGTAGTTCCGCTACTGCCCGCTCGCCATTCCTGCCCCGTTCGTTATGGGCCGCCATCAGTTTACGCTCCATTCCACCCCGCCCCGCGTTCTAATCATCTTGTGGGGCGCCTCTGCTACCCGGTAGCGCGCGCGGTTGGTGTCTCTGTTCATGCCCTTGTACTGCACCCGATAACCCAACACATTTAGCAGGGCCTCGAGTGACTCACGGCGGATCCGCTCCGTCTCATAGTCGCGCCACAACTGGCGCCCCTGTAAGCTGACCCCTGCCTGACGATATTGCCGGCGGCCGTACCAGTACCCCACGTACACCCCACCGACCACCGATAAAGACGCCAGGATCCCGCTCACTATTGCCAGCATGACACTACACCTCCGCGTGGGTGGCGGGATCGGGTCTGACGAGTAGGACCCGATCCCCACCTTCCCCACCGAACCAAAGCCAGCCACCGGCTATTAACCCCTCACGATCTAGATAATCGGGGAGGTCCTCAATTCGTACCCGCCGCAGCTCGTACGCGTTGCCGTGTTGGTCCTTCACCTCTACGGGTTTAGTGACACCCATCGCCGGCCTCCTGCACCCGCGCAATTAACACGCTGGCGTATTCAGCGGCTGCCCGTCTGATCTCCCGGTCGTGTTCGTCCTTAGTGATATGGCCCTTGTGATACGCCCCGCTCAGACTTTCCAGCCGGTGCTCAAAAATATGACGAGGACACAGGGCCCCACTGACGGGGTCACAGCCACACGCAAACAAGCGGCGGAGCTGGCTAAGCTGGTTACTACGCTTCTGATTATAGTCTGTCCGAACCTCAATCATGTTTGCCTCCTTCCCGCTCCCTGGCGGGTGCATAATAGGCGGCCGTCACTCGATCGGTTTGGTACATAGACCCCCCTTCCTAGTAGGATAGAAGGGAGGGAGGGCCACCGGCCGCGGCCGGTGGCCAGGCCTCAAGTGGTGTCGTATTGGGGGACTGGGGTCTGGTCGTTAGCGGCGTCGGTGATCTGGTTCAGTAGATAGGTGATGTGCGCGCTTAGAGTGCGCCCCTGTCGGGCCGCCTCCGCGCTTAGCTGGTCGTGTAGGTGGCGGGGGAGTCGGATCGTAAAGCGTACGCTGTCGGGTGTGTAGATACTAGAATAGGTTACAGTCTTGCCCATGGTTTCCCTCCCTGGTGGCTGGCTCCTGCCCACCACCAGGACCATTATACCCCAGCTCTGCCAACTATGCAAATTTGGATCCGGCTGGTGCAAATTGGTGTATCGGGTTAACCCAGCCCGATCCGGCCAGCTTCACAGCAAAGTGCAGATGGGGCGTGTCACAATAGCCCGTAGACCCGGACAGGGCGATCACCTGACCCGCCTCCACAGGTTCACCCTGCAGCACATAGATCGTGTCAAGGTGACTATACAGCGTTTGGATCCCGTCCCCATGGCGTATGATCAAATAGCGGCCGCCGCTGTCCCCGTACCGGCTAGAAGTCACCACGCCGCCGGCGGCTGCCCTGACCGCGGTCCCCTCCGGACAGTCAAAGTCAATCCCAGGTACCCGGCTGACATAGTCGCCGCGCGGCCTTAGGTGCTGGTCAAACGTCCTGCTGATCTCGTGCCCGTCCACTGGGGGGAAAAGTTCTAAATTTTCCATTTTTTCCCTGCCTTCCTTACGTCTGTCTCTGGATCTCCCGGTACATATAGGCCGATAGATTCCCTTGGTTTAGCGCATCATATAGGGCTGAATCGAACACGTCCACAACCTCCCAGCCCTGGCCCAACAGTGCCGCCAGTTGGTGGGCGTCCATAAGCTGGCGCGTGCTGTGCACCCATACACCCATTACCCGGATTACCACCCGCCGGCCCGGTACGAGGTTGAACACTACAAAGTCAAGGCGCGCCCCGCCTATGGTTGCCCCTCCAAGTGTCCACTGCTCGCGTTCATAGTCCAGCCCCTGGCTGATTAGCCAACTTTCTAACACTCGCTCAGGGAGGGATCCAAAGGTCGGCGCCGCGTACCGCTCCGCTACTGCTGTCACCGACGGCCGGCGCCCTGGACCTCGGCGCCACCTGGGGGGGTCCGTCTTACGTGGCCGGCGTGGTTGTTCTCCCTGCTCTAGCTTTTCCGTGAGGCCCATCGGCCCCTTTTGCCATTTTCTCCGTGTCATCTCTAAGCCGTATGGGGCGCTTGGCGCTCGGGCTCGTCGCCCTGGTAGTCAATAACCGTCATCTCTACATCTACCAAATATTGGGGTTCCTGCCGGCCCAGCTCTGAGCGGCCACCCAGGGCCCGCGGCGTCCTGGCCAGTCGGTTGACTCGTACCGGGTACGAGTCGCCTAGCTCGTCAACTAGCGTGATCGCCTCGGCTGCCTCGAGCTCTAGCAGATCCAGCCACTGGCCCCGGGCACCCCTGGGATCTACGCTCCCATCGCCCAAACGTGCGTACTCTCCGATCACCACCTGATACTTGAACTGGCGCACCCCAGGGACTATATCCTGGTACCATAATTCAAGCGCATCCAAGATCGGGGTTTCGCCCTCGTCGTCGCTGCTTAGCGTCGCGCGTAAGCGGACCCTCTCCGCGATGCTTCCCGTTGGAAAACCTAGATCCGTTATCCCACTAGTGGCCACCCTGCCCAGCGTGGCCCAGGTCGCCGCTCTTAAAGGCGGCGTATCAGACCACGCTAGATCGATCACCCGCTCACCAGCTACCACGTTATCAGCTCTGACCCGGACCTTTAACAGGTCTTTGGTCATCGCTACCCGTCCATCATCCCAGGCGCTATACTCTACCTGGGAGGTGGGGAGGTAGTCGGCGCCGCTCCACACATTCCGCGCCTGTGTCCATAGCGGGATCCTCAGGTACTCGATATTATAGCCAGCTCCAAAGAATAGCCGCGCGCTGCCGTCCTCGTACTCTGTCGGCGCCAGGTGTAAGGCCTGCGATTCCTCCCCACGGATCGGGTTCCTGAATAAAGGATGCCAGCCTGCTGCATCCTCGAGCACTTGGTACATATCGATCCGGTTGTAACTCAGCCCGATCTCACTCATGGCCGCGTAGATCCCGCGGCTGGTGTTGATCGCACCGTACACCTGTAGGCGTTCATCATCACCCAGGGGCTGCCCAGTACCCAGCCCGATATTAGTTATGAGCCCGCTTTCATAGTGTACAAGACCATACCACGAGGGCCAGACCAGCCCCTGACCAAAGGGGACCATGCTATTAAAGTCGTGGGGTACCTGGTCATGCTCCAAGTTTACAACCTGTGTAAAGATCGGCTGGTAGGCGTCCTGGCCAGGGTAGGGGTATTCATCAGGGTAGGACACCTCAAACAAGCCCCGCCGTGTGAGTACAAACAATTTCCCTGCCTGGCTTTGCATCCCGATCACCGGGTCACCGTCCCGGCCTACGCTGGCCGGCCATCCCCACTCTAACAGGTCATCTGTAGCGCTGACCTCTGCCCCTTCCGCCCGCCACAACAGGTCATCATGCACAGCTAGGCACTGGCCGCCCACGCTGCCCGTTGCCCAGGCGCCCGCGATGCTCCCGCCAGTGTGAGTAAACAGGGGGATACTGGCGCCCTGGGCCACAACCAGAACCCGCCCTGTACCGTCCTTTTCGTACACCTCCAAGTCAAGGATGGTTCCAGCAAAGTTATCCTTGCTGGTCGTCCAGCTTCCCCCCTTGTCATAGGCGATCACCTTGTGGGTCACGCCGGCGTATAGTAGCCGCTGGCCGTCCTGCCCGGTGAACTCCCTAAAACATTTGACCGGCCCATCTACAGCCTGGTATGCCTTTGTCTTATAAAAGGGGGTGAACGTCGTAAGCGTCGCGGTCCCACCGACGAGGATACTTTCTCCCTCGCTGTTGTCAATCGTCAACACGATATCCCCATCTGGTACAATTTGCGGGCTACCCCGGGTAGCCGCGATCCACGAAAAGCCGGCCGGGCTCAGCGTGTCCAGAATGTCAAAGGTCGCTGTAAAATAGGTTGTCGCTCCATACCACATTGACACGGTGACCGGGCCGCTCATGCCGGTGTAGTCCACCGACGCGATCCGCTTGGCCACGATCCCTACTGTGTCAATGTACTGTGTACCCTCAACTGATAGGTTGGTATCCACGTCCTGGTAAAAAGCCGCCTTGCCGATCTCCCGGCCAGTGGCCACCCGGCCGTCAATCGGCAAGTAGTCTAAATTGTAGGCCGCGGATCCGTGCACCTTGGGCGCTAGGATAATATCACCCGATCGGGTATCGGCCGTACCTCTCGCGTACTTGGTCTGATCCCGGCCGTGGATCTCCTGGCCAGCGCCACCCCTGAGATCGGACCATACCGCCACGCTGGCCGCGCTCAGATCGTGATACTCTCGGGGACCCTGCGCGATCTGATTCGCCCAGGGCCCCGTCAACACGTGGGCACTGGCCGCGTACGGTGCCCCGTGGGCACTCGTGGCCAGGACATAGGGCCTGCCGTTTAGCTTAATATGTCCGCGCATCACTCCCCCTATAGTGGCCAGTAGGGTGTCTTTGCCACCCGCGGCGGGTCGTGGTACTGGGCGTCCTGGTAGGCGCGCCGGCGTTCTGCCTGCCAGTATTCCATCATCGCCTGTCGCTCCGGCGCCCCGTACCCCGCTACTGGCCGCCGCCACAACCTGATCATGGCCTCAGCTACCAACCATTGGCAATCCAGATCGGCCGGCGTGCTCTCGGTCGGTTCGGTGGGTCGGGTTGCGTAGTACAAGCGTACCTCGCGCCCCGTCCACGGTCGATCAAAGCGGACCGTCAAACTGCCGGCATTGTCGTACACCTGATACCAGACCGGGGTCCAGTCCTGATACTGGGTCTGTCCCGTGGCTGCCGGCCGGATGAACACCCCTAACAGGTGCTCGCCCCGTTCCAAGTCGGTTAGACCGGACAGGTCATAATCCACCTGCCCCGCTACGGTTTCGATCGTGGTATCATCCTCAACCCGCGGCCACAGCTCCACCGGCGCCGCGTCTAATGCCTCCAAGATCGTGCGCTCATACGTCGCCGGACTAAACAGGGCCCCGCCTAGATCCTGCAGCTCTGACATAAGACGCTCAATCAACCATGGGAGGGTACAGCGATCCCACAGCCTGGGGTATACAGACACATCATCCAAGTACACAATTTGATCGGACCACATATCAAACTGTAGCGTTTGGCTTCCCTCGCTGCAGATCATATCGAAGGACATTTGATACCATTTTTGCTTCTGGTAGTCGTCACTGTTCCAGTATTGCCAGACCCCATCACCCAGATCCACACGGGCAAAGCCGTTTGTTTGATCCCAGTACAGCCAGAATTGTACCCGGTGCCGGCCGGCGCTGGGTATGTCTAGATCCTGGCGCGCTACACTCTCTAGCCCACCCGTGGGCGCAAACTTGAGGCTTCCCGGGGCGCTGCGTCCCATACTGTCCCAGGTAGGGATCGTGCCGCCCCCGGTGGGTAGCGTCCATCCCGTGGTATCGGTGTCAAAGCCGCCATTGGTTACGAGGTTGCCCATGGTTACCGTCCTTTCTTTTTCTCCGGTGGGGGCGCTGTGCCCAGGCTGGCCATAAGATAGGCCTTGCGCGCGTCGGCTTTCTCCTGGGCGTCTACCATCAACTCGAGATGAACTTGAGCGCTCGCGGCCGGCGCGCGGTTGGCCAGGCGCCGGCGGATCCGGGCCTCCGCTTCCGCCAGGATATAACCCCGGTCAAGGGTCGTTGCGGGGCTCGCCTCGGTGATAGGCGCATAGTACCGGGCATAGTGTACCCTTAGGGTCTGCCCCACCGGTAGCGGCTGGCGGAGATGAACGGTTAACCAGCTCTCTACGTCGGGGTAGTCCTGCTGGATGGTACCTGCCCGCTGTCGTTCCTCGACGGTGTAGAACTCAAGGGGGATCGGTGCGTACCCCTCGGCATACAGGGGCGATCGGACCTCGAGCCCTAGCAACTCGTCGGCCTGCTCGGGGACCTCATAGGACAAAGCGCTGGTCAGCATAACCGATCCGATCCGGTGCATGGCCACCTGCGGCGCCGCTGCCTCGATGGCCTCATTGATCCCCCACAGATACCCGTCCCAGTTCACCGGTAACATGACCTGATACCGGGCACCAGCGGGGATATCCCAGGTGAACGAAGGGGACAACGTAAGCGCGGCGCTTCCCTGGACCCAGCCGGTGATCCACGTCTCCGCCCACCCGATTGTACCCGCAAAGTCTACCCGGATCGTCGTGCCCTCGTAGCTCTCCGCCTCGAGCTGCAGGCCCACCAGGTAGTCATCCACTAGCTTACCCTTTTCCCCCCACGTCGCGGTACCCTGCAGCATAGGGCCTATGTTGCCTTGTAGGGCCTCCACCAGGGCGCCCAGCGTTGCTACCCTCGTCATTGTCCACCCCTCCCCTATAAATACACAGGCTCGTTAAGCGCTTGTATCTCCGTGAGATCCGGCCACTGCCCAGCGGCCAGGGCTACAAGCGCCTCGAGCCAGCGCGCGGCTACATAGTCCCATGTATATTTGCGCGCAAATATCCCGCCGGGTGTCCAGCGTAGCCGCTCGCTTTCGTCCGTCAAGATCCGGATCATCCCCTCCGCGTAAGCCTCCACATCTAACGGCAACGCGGCCAGGGCTGCCACCTCCCCGTAAATTTCCGGTAGACAATCCGCGGCCGTGGTGAATAGCGCGCAACCGGCCGCGGCCGCCTCGAGTCCGCTTATACAGAAGGTCTCCGTTCCTGCTGTGAGGTCCGCCGGATAGGCCCACAGCGAACATTCCCGCTGTTTCTCGGCAAGCGTCCATTGATCCAGCATACCCCAAAAGCGGACCCCCTCGGGGGGCGCCTCGTAGTACGCTTTTATGAGCTGCGCCCGCCGGCCCAGCTCGTTCATGAACCATTCAACTGTGGGGATCCACCGCCCCACCTCATAAAAGATCCATAGCTCTGCATCGGGCACGGCCTCCCTAACCCTGGGCCAGGCTGCCAATAAATGATGCAATCCACGATCCGGGCTGCTGCTGTAAAAGACGCGGTGCGGGTTGCGCTCTGGTGGTGGCCCTTCGTACCGGGCCAGGTCGATCCCATTGTAGACCGTGATCATTTTGTGGGTATCGATCGCCCGGTCAAAGTGGTTCAGGTGCCAGCCCTGCCAGTTGGACAAAACCAGATAGGCGTCCACGAGGGGCGCCAGACTCCCCACAGGGAGATGGGCGCACTGCTCATGTATCACGTTCACACCTGCCGGCAAGCCACCCCGCGCCCACACGCCGGGCCCGTCAAAGCTGACCGCCACATCATACGATCTGAGCCCTATCCGGTAGGCCTCCTGGAAGTCTCGCCACACCGCCCCGGAAATATCCACCCCCGGGCTGGCAGTGTTACAAAATACTTCCACATCTAGCCCCGCCTTTGCTAGGCGCCGGCTGACCTGAATTAACGCTGTCTCACGACCCCCCAGGCCTCGGCCGCCGCGATCCACGTCGCCGGGTTGTATCGGCCCCCAGCTCCCCGTATTGTCATGGTAAAAGGCGATCTTCATTTCAAGCCCCCTCGCTCCATCCATTCCGCGGCCACCGCCGCCCATGTTTTCCCTGCTGCCTGCGCCGGTCCGCCGGCCGCGGCCCGCCGCCATTCGTCCGGGTCCGTGAGAATATTCACCAGATAACCCGTGAACCTCGCCTGATAGTGCACCCCACCGGCGGGCCCTCTCAGCTTGTAACCTACCTCGCCTAACGTCTCCGGTATCGCTCCGTGGTGACTTGTGAGAATCGCTACCCCTGAGGCGGCCGCGTTCATCGCCGTTATACAGGATACCTCCAAAAATTCTGTAGGATATGCCCACACGTCTGCGCGCGCCCAGGCGTCCGCCAGCTCTGCCCGGCCCACCCGTCCATGCCAGATCACCCCCGGTTGTTTGGCCAGGTGCTCCACCTCTCTTTTGAACCGGGCCATAATCGCCGGGCTGCCCCGTTGGTTCATGGCCCGATCGTACACCTCCCATCCATAATAGACGTGCAAGCGCGCATCGGGCGCCACCCTGAGGATATCGGGCCAGGCCCTTAATAGGTTGTCCAGCCCCCGATCCGGGCTGCTGGTCCAGATCAAGCGCTGACCCCTGGGCCCGCTTTCAATCCACGCCGGATCCCTGAGCTCTACCTGGGGATCTCGTCCGTTGGCCGTCGCTATTACCTGCCCCTCTTTCAGCCAGGGGTAGACCATGCGGAGATAATCCCCCGCCCAGTTAGATACCGGGCGCACGAGGTCAAAGGCCTCTATCCGCTCCGGGGTGAACTCTCCCCCTGCGTGTAGATCGTGCATCCACAACCACGACGCGCCGCACTTACGGGGGATGGCTGCCGCCAGCTCCGGCCGGCGCCAGGCTACAAAGAGATCACAGCTCACCTCTGCCGGGTCGTACAGTTGCCAGGGCCACCAGCTTACCCCATCCACGTAGCCTTGCGCGCCCCATTCCTCGCCGGGCTCATTGTAGACCAGGACCTGGGCCCCCAGCTGGGCCAGTTCCTGGGCCACGTATACTACCGCCGCCTCGCTGCCGCCTAGCCCCTCCGTCTCTACTCGTACCGGTCCGAAGGGTTCCACCGACTGGCCACAAAAAATCACGACCCGCGGCCGGGCGCGCTGGGGATGGCCCAGGGTTAACCGGTGTTCCAACTCCTGCAGTTCTCCCCGGGATCCGTCAAAGCCCGTGAGGACCTCCGGCCCGATCTCCTTAGCCAGCGCTAGGGCTGCTTTCCCTCTGGCCTTCGTTCCCTTCGCCCTGTCGCCCTCCCTGGCGCGCCTGGCCACGGCTGCCCAGCTCAGGGCTAGGCGCTGTTTCTCCTGCAAGTCTACAATCTGCGCCCGCTGGCTTAGCAAATATTGATCCTCCGGTCTCAGCCTCAGCCCCCGATCGATCTCTGCTATCGCCTGGCTGAACTGGCCTAGCTTGGCATAGGCCCGGTGTGAAAACAAGACCGGGTTATATTCGTACTCCATGGGGTTGTAGAATATGGGAGCGTCTGCCGGCGGGCGCTGGGCACTCCGCGCCACCTCGAGCCAGTGCAACGCCTCAGCATATAAGCCGACCTCCACCGCTACCGCCATGAGCCCATAGTAGGGATCCGCCAGGTGGGGGGCCAGTTGGATCGCCTGGAACTCTGCCGCGGCTGCCTCGTTGTGCCGTTCCATGTTGCGGTAGGCCAGCGCTAAAAAGTGCCAGGCCTGCCAGGCCTCGATCGTCCGCGGCGCCGCCTCGAGAAAAGTCCTGTAGCTCTCGGCCGCCTGTTCCCAGTCATGTAGGGCAAAGTATTGGTGTCCCAGGTATTGGATCGTTCTGAGGTCGCCGGGGTCGTCCTCGAGCTCCTGCAGTAGGATCCGCAAGTTGCGCGCTGCCGGCGGGTCCGTCCCTTCCTCCACCGGCGCCGGTCGGTGCACTACCCCGATATCCGCGGTCTTGGCCAGGTCTACCGGCCGCCTCGGCTGTAGGTCCTCATGCACCCGGCGCACCCACCGCCAGCCGTGAGGCCACCATACCGCCCGGGTCCTGGTCAAGATCGTCACGGGGTTACCGTACTCGTCATGCCCATAGTAGTACGGCATGGCAAGCGCCACTTGGGGCAGTGGCCACCGCTCCGGGTCCAGTGTGCCCAACACCTCGGGGAGCGCTTCCGCGTCGCTTAGCGTGTCGTCGGTGTCCAACCAAAAGCGCCACGGGTGCACCGCCAGGGCAAAGCTGCGATTCCTCGCCGCTGCGAAATCGTCCACCCACTCGAACCATTCCACCCGCGCCTTGTGCCGCTTGGCCGTCCTCCCAAAGTTGCGGACCCTCGGCCGCTTGCCTTTGTAGGTGGCCACTACCACGATCTCGTCAAAGATCCCGCCGGTGCTCTCTAGACACCGGTCTAACATTTGCCACTCGTCCGGTTTGGTGATCATACTTAGGCTGATCTTCATGCTTCCCCCCTCAGGTCGTCTTTAGGATATGGTTACCGCAACTGTCCAGATACGCCCACTGGGCCGTCACGCTCACCGACTCGCCGCTCTTGCATAGGCCCCCGCTCAGTGACAAATACAGCTTGTTGTTGTTCTGGTTAACAAAAGCCCGGGTCCCCTGCGCCATTCTCAACAGCCCGTTGTAGTCGGTCACGTGGATCGTGCACACCTGTTCCTTGGTCGCATCCCAGGCGGCTATGGTGATCGATCGTTCCTCGCCGGCCGTGCCGTCCACCCCTACCAGGTCGTAGTCCGTACCTGCCAGCTTCATGGTGACTTTACTCAGGTTCGTGGTGTCCAACGTCTGCATACACAGATAACCGCTTAAAAGCTCTAGGTCCGCTTTCCACGTTACGACCAGGCGATACTCAACGTACTGCGTCGATCGGTCCCAGGTGATAACCTGCGCCACCTCGGCTACCACGGCGCTGCCCACTGGGTCGTCAATCTCGGTCGTCACTGCATAGGTGATAACCTCCCCGTTGCCCCAGTCCCCGTTACCCGGGGTCCAGCTTTCCCCGTCGATCTCCCAGGCCTCTGCTACGCTTACCGTCTCGTTGCCGTGGCCCTGGCCTCCCCAAAAGGAGCCATTTCCAGCGTCGATCTGTAGTGCGTACTGGTCGGCGGCGGAGCTGGTCAACTGGTGTACCGTACTTGGATCGGTTGTCCACGTGCTGGGGCTATCGTTGGCCGGGTCCGGGATCCCGGTCCACGCCCCACGACCCATACCCAGCCCGGCGCCCTCTCGCCTTAGTACCTTCTTTGCCCAGTATGGCCCCGTGTCGTGGATCTTCCAGTAGACCTCGTAGTTATCCGCGTCTGTCCGGTGTGCGTAGATATTCACATCTGACACCCCGGGGAGGATATCGAGTACCGCCGCCCACAGCTCCGCGCCATGATGCAAAGTAGCACAATCCGCCAGGCTACCCCAGGCGGGTTCACCCACCCCTTTAAATGTCCCGTCGTGCCCGTGCGCCTCGTCGGCCAGGGTGATCCCGCTGCCGGCGGTGGCCCGGCCCAGGTATACCGTGTCCCCATCATAGGGGAGGATCGCGGCCGGCGTGAAAGTGCTTGTATGTCTCAGCACATTGGATACCCTGATCTGGCTGACCTTATGGCTCAATGGCCACAGCGACGCGTTAAGCCTGCCGATCTCCCATCCCTCGTTTGCATAGCTGATCGGGGTATCATCGCTCGCCGCCGTGGCCACGAGTACACCCTGGATAAAATAGTAGATCGTCTGTGTAGCGGCGCTCCATCCTGCCGCCAGGTGTATGGGGTAGGCGCTCACCTGAGACACGAGGTTGATCGTTTTGTACAGGTTTCCGCTTGCTGGTCCGCTCAGGTAAAAGCGAAAGTACATACTGTCGCTACTGCTTCGCATCCGGACCGATAGGCTGTACCCGTCATAGGTCGCGCCGCCACGCTGGATGATCGTTTTGTCCAGGTCGTCCACGACGTGCAAGATCCACGCCTCGACAAAGATCGCCGTCGTCGGTTCGTCTCCCTCCCCAGTCGGAAGGCTGATATAGTCGTTTGCCCCATCGAACTCTAGCCAGTAGGCCGGCGTCTGTCGAACCCGGCCGGTACCCAAAAGCCGGCGTTTCAATGGCATTAGCCTACCCCCATCATCATTAGCAAGCTGGCCGGTGTCGGCGGAGGAGCCCCCGACATTTCAAAGGAAGCGATCCCGGCATAGTGATCCGCCGTGCCGCTGATTGTGCCGCTGAACGATTCCGTTAACGTGCTGCTGACGATCCGCTCGCATACACTGATAGGCATATCCGCGCTTTGGGTTTCTTCCTCAAAGATCAGCGTCCATGCCCCGTCCTCGGTCAACGTAAAATTGCCGTCGTCGTGGGCGAACACACCGAAAAGATATTCGTCATCCTGCGTTGTTGCGATATTGCCACTGTCCCAACTGGTGCCGCTGGTGCTGCTGTAGTTGTTCTGGTCTAACGCCCCGCTGGTTTTGATCCCGCTCACTTCTACAATGACAACTGTAAAATATGCGCTGGTACCCGAATCAGCGGTAACGGTGACAGTGGTAGACCCTGCGCCCGCGTTCATCGCGTAGCTCATTACCCCTACATCGTGCGTCTGGTAGTTGATCTCGTGTATGTCCGACCAGCTATTGCCCTGGTCGTCGCTGACCGTGTAGGTCTTGGGCGCTTGTGCGTCGTATCCGCTGATCGCGCACAGTAGCAGACTCCCAGCGCTTACACTGCTGTCAAACGTTATATCTATGCTCAGCCCGCCGCCCTGGCCTACTTTGTACTGTTCCCGTACGATAGGCATTAGGCGATCTCCCCGTCAACCCCCAGCCTTAGCCGCGTATCGCCCGCCGTCTCGAACCACATCCAGCCCCGGATCCACTGGCCGTTCAATGTCCCCACACTACAGGATAACTCACCGACCGGGCGCGGCTGTGGCTCCCCGTCAAAGCCCGTCATATGACTTGAGATCATATGTACCCATGGCCCAGCTTCAGCCGGTGAACGCTGGATCGTCCAGTGAACGATAGTCGTCACCGGCTCAGCGATTAGGTCTAACACTGTAAGCCAGATCCGCGCCTTGCTGGCTGTGGGTACCTGGACCGCTGCCGATTCGTAGATCGTGCCGGGTGAACGGTTCGCCGCTGGGAACACGGTGAAGCTGGTGAACTCCGCCCGTGGCAAGAGGCTACTTGTAGAAAACATTGACAATCACCTCATTGGCCCCCGGCGCCCCCGTGTCGTTATCGGCTACGCCCGTCGTCGCCCCGATCCCGATCCCGTTGCTGCAGGCGATCCCGCCCACGTACTCCACATTGGCCCCCTGGTCCGCCTCCAACGGGATCGTAAGGATCGGCGTGTCCGTGCCCACCGTCGGCGCGGTCGCCTTGTCATACAGTTTGATATACCGCTTGGCCGTGGCCAGGTTGTACAGGTACCAGCCGAACACCTGGCCGGCGCTGGCCTTAACGTTGATCCCGGTCTCGTCTAGGTCAATGTCACGGTAGATAGAGTACCCCCCGCTGGTCTGCGGCGCCATGCCAACGTTACCGATCGTGTTGGTCCCGGCGGGGATCGCGCTGGCCAGGTCCACATCACCTATGTTGTTTGTCCCCGCCGGCAACGCTACATCAAAGGCGGCTATGTCTACCTTGCCCAGGTCCCGCGCTGCCCGATCGGATACGTCAACTTGCTCACCGGCCAGGGTTACGGGTACATCTCCCTGGCCG